ATAATAATCATTCTCTCCTTTGATAAAACCAAAGCAGATAGTAGCAATGACAAAGGGGATTGCTCCCCAGATATAAACACTAGCGAGTGTCATCTTACGTGGTGTCCTCCGAACATGTAACGCATACCATTCAGAACTTTGTTAGCGAATCCTCCGAGTTTCCTACTATTAAATCTTTCAAATAGAGCGGTACTAATAACAGGAGCGGGAACACCAAGGTCAACAGCAGCGTTAACAGTCCAACGACCTTCACCTGAATCGGAAACTCCACCATCAAACTTAGTAAGCTTGGAATCACCACGCATAACGTCAGCGGTAAGATCAAGCAACCAACTACCCACGACGCTACCTCTGCGCCAAAGCTCAGCGACCTCAGCAACGTCGATATCGTACTGGTAGTTCTGTGGGTCAGACATTGGAGCAACTTCAGCATCCCCTTCGGCGACATACTTTGCACCTGCGTTAGCCTCATTTAGAATATTGAAACCTTCGGCGTATGCTTGCATGATCCCATACTCGACGCCGTTATGAACCATTTTTACAAAGTGTCCAGCGCCTGCTGGTCCGCAGTGCAACCAACCATGCTCCGCAGAAGTCTCCTTACTCATAGGGTCAGTTCTGTGAGCGGACCCAATACCGGGAGCGAGGGCACGGAAGATTGGTGCAGCATCGGCGACTGCATGATTTGAGCCGCCAACCATAAGACAATATCCACGCTCCAGACCATAAACACCGCCACTAGTACCACAGTCAATATACTCGATGCCACGATCCGCAAGATAGATCGCTCTCCTCCGGGAATCCTTAAAGTTACTATTGCCATGATCAATAATAATATCGCCTGCGTTACAAAATGGTAGTAGGTCATGGATAGTTGCCTCGACATTTTCTGCTGGAACGACCATCATGTAGATAGCAGGACCGTGCGATGCTACGTCTCGGCATAGACTTTCAATGCTGGCACGAGCTTGGGTGATACCACCGTCCGCTTGTGCTTCCTTTGCCTTCTCATAGTTGCGTCTGTAACCCACGGTTTCGATACCGTGTTTCATCATGCGGCGAGACATGCCCTCGCCCATGCGTCCTAGTCCGATGATGCCTACTCTCATTTTGGGAACTCCCAGTTTGTAACTCTGTCTAAGATATGATAAGGACCCCAACTACCAGGATGGTAGATATAAGGAGTTGTTCTGATAGGACATTTATATCCAGTACATAGAAGATCATCAACGATCCTCCATGACTCTAGAACTTCTTCAGCGTGCACAAAGTATGCTTGCTTTTTGTTGATAGCGTCATTAAGTAGTTTGACATAACCGCTACCTGTTGAACTTGACCTGTACGTGTGTGACAATGTTGCCTTTTCTACCTTCTCCGAGATACCAGGTTGCTTGATATCAACACTGATAGCAAGAAATGGATCTGGGTAAATGCGGAATCGGATTTTATCAGGACGATCATGACCCTCAAACATCTGCAGTGGTGGTTGCTTTAGCTTCACAACTACCTCAGTACACTTAACAGGTAGTTTCTTACCAGTCAAGAAGTAGAAAGGTACGCCATGCCAACGCCAGTTATTGATCTCAAGTTGACCACAAGCAAACGTGGCAGTGTTTGCCCCATCGACAACATCATCGTGACTTCTGTAGTCAGCGTACTGACCTAGGACGCAACGATCGGTCAGTTGCATCGCAGCAAGGACCTTGATCTTCTCACGACGGATCTCCTTGGCATCTGCTTTGCATGGTGGTTCCATTGCAATCAGTGAGATAATCTGCATGATATGGTTCTGTACCATATCACGAACAGCGCCAGCAGACTCGTAGTATTGTGAACGTCCTTCGCATCCAAGAGTCTCAGAAGCAAAGACCTGAACCTCTTCTACGTAGTTCCTATTCCAAAGTGGTTCAAGTAGAGAACTACTAAAACGAGTGGCAAGGATATTATTGATAGTATCTTTACCGAGATAATGGTCAATGCGATAAACTTGTTTCTCGCGTAGATGTCCAGCAACCACTCGCTGTAAATGATCAGCAGATTTAAGATCAGTCCCAAAGGGTTTTTCGATAACCACTCTGGATGTTTCTGCATCATCTAACAACCCCGTAGATTTTAGATTGATAATAGCATCAGCATATCTTTCAGGAGGAACAGACAAGAAGTATGTCGTGTCCGTGTCCTTAGTTCCCAGACGTTTTAAAGTCTCTGGGTTAGACAAATCACAAGGAATGTAATCGAGTCTACTGGCAAAGTCTTGAGGATAATCCCCAAGATGCTGTAACCAACTCTCACGGTCATGTTCGGTTCTCGATGCTCCTATGATAGTGAACGATTCAGGAAAGAGTTCCTGTTTGTGTAGCTCGTGTAATGCAGGAATAAGTTTCCTCTTACACAAATCTCCGGTAGCACCGAAGATTACAATAGCCTGATTCATATCTTGTCGATAGCAATCCGTAGTTCGTTAGCGTGAGCGATTTCATCATTTAAAACTTCTAGGATTTCTTCATCCTCAGGATGGTATGCCAGATATTTGGCATACGTTGTAGCAGCGTGTAGTTCTACTTCCCAAGAAAGATGGTAAGCAGAGCGAGGAGCCACCCAATAATAAACCACGTTGACCCAATAATAGACAAGTACCAGATGTCTGGCAAAAGCGCGATCAACCCAACGAGTATTACCGCCCCTACCTTCCATAAGTTCCAGATGTTCTGTCTCATTAACACTCTGCTCGAAATGTTGTTTCATTAAGTACAGATGATCAGGTCCACGTAGACCCATGGACTCACGTAAATGAAGTACACTTAGGAACGCAAAGTAAGGTGCCCGAGCAATCTCTTCAAGCACCCAGAATCTTTGTATGTCCCTGCCTTGATATAAGAAGTCAATGATACTAACAGTTAGATTGATTGTCAGTTCATTGAATTTTTTCATAGACCGTCACCAATAAAAATGTCTGGTTCTTCGTCGTCGTCGAAGGTATCATCAATGACACCATCATACATGCGAAGTTGATTGATCCGTTCTCTAAGGGACTTTAGTAGATCCCTTTGACAATCGTCACTCGACATGTACGGTACCGATCATGCCAGCACCTTTGTGTGGACCACACCAGTAAGTGTAGTCACCTGCTTCGGGGAATGCAACCTCAAAGTCTTCACCCGGTAACATTGCTAGGGCTTCGTGACCTAGTTCAGGGTGATCTTCCACGATTACGTTATGAGGTGGCAACATATTATTGATGAAATGTACCGACTCCCCAGCGGAGATTGTGACCTCAGATGGTTCAAACACTAAGTTCCCACCAGAACCCATCTGAACGTCAACTGCCCAAGCTGGCAGTGCTAAAAACAATGAAGCGAACAGTGTGATTAGTAGCTTCATACCTTGTATATGCAACTAACCTATCTATTACTTTACTCTTCGCAATCTTCTAGAAATGTCATCATTTCAGCACCAAGTTCTGCTCCCTTATCTGATGCAAATAGTGACACAAAACCACCGATCATAGGACCAACATATGGAATGCCCATAAACCAGGGTGCCGCTGCTGCTCCTAGACTAGCGCCGACAACTCTTCCCTGTGATTTTCCACCACCTGCCGCCTCGATGCACGCGATGGTCTTTGCATCTAACTTTTTTCCGGGTTCTTCTCCGTTCCAATCTTGTTCGATATATGACTCTACATCCTGCTTACCACCGATCCCAAAGAAACCATTAGATTTTCTAACAGTTTTGTTCTTAATAAAGGTTTTGGGATCATTCGAACGATAGTCTATGACATAACCATCCTTACTAACTTGTGCAGTATACCGAGTATACTCACCGACAGGAAGATTAATGTCTGGCAACTCATTACGACTTATGAGTATACCAATCATAGCCATGTGCGACACCCCGACCAATGTTCCTAGACTGAGTGCTAACCATTTCATTGTTTTACTCGAATGTTGGTTTGACTGGTGGTTCTTCCTTTGGTCCGATAACGATTGGTGCCTGTTCAATACGGATTGTTTGTGCAGGTGCTGTCTGAGCCGCTGCATTGATAAGTTCTTTAAGATCTGCTTTAGAGATACCACTACCAGCACCTTGTTTCTTACCAGCCTGAACCCCGAACGTAGCTAAAACCCCAGTAAACACACTGGCTATAAAAGTATTATCGAACTTCTGCTCAGGAATACCTAGAGCAGGTGGAAGTTTAATGTATGCTAGGGTAAGGATAGCACCGCTCCATACAAGAATACCGAGACGAACCATCGTGCTAAGAATAGCAAGCTGTTCCTCCCGGTCATCGGTGGCTTCTTTTAGTTTTTTAAGTAAACTCTTCTTTTCCTCAGGCTTCTTCTCTTCCATAACCCTAGCAAAAGATATGCAGAGTTATTTATAGTTCAGGAGCTCAAAATCCTCGGCATACATTCTCTCAATCTTTTGTGCTGCTTCTTTACCAAGCAACTCTTGCCAAGTATGTAGACTAGGTGAAGCATTAATGTGAGGGATATTATCTAGATCCTCAAGAGGAAGACCGATATGCTCCCAAACATCGACAAGTTCTTCGCGAAGGTTCTCAAGTTTAACAGTTTTATTGAGAAGGGATTCTTTATTGGCATCTAGTATATAATCTACTTGAGGACGTGTAAAGAATCCACTCAGTAGATTGTTTAGTACCGCATCGTTGAAAGAAACACCAATCTTTCTAAGATTTTCACATGTCTGATAGAACTTGACCACACTACTGGTAGCATTGGGTGGAACTGGTTCGTTCCCAAGTCGCAGCATGTACTTATAGCAACTATAAAGTCTAGCAGTAGGATGTCTTACCACAGTAAATCTGTAGTAATCATCCCAAACCCAACCATTCTTCTCAAACTCTGGTAAGAGTTTCCTGGCAATCAGATGTCCAGGGTAGTTGTGCATGTACTTGCCACCACCAAAGACATCTGAATACTTATCGAGCATATCACGTAGTGATTCGCTACCAGTTTTTCTTATTGCAATATAAACAAACTTGTGTCTATGAGATATTCTCATTTAATATATCCGTTCTCTACCAACCACTCACGGGTCATAGGTGTGGGTTCATAGTCAGTCCACATAGTTCCACGGGCACAAGACTCAAGTGCTGCTTGTGTCATACCCTGAGTTTTACCTGCCCAGAATGCTTCTTTCTCCCAAGGGATAGCATGAGGCATAGTCGCATAGGTCCTTGATGCAATGTCCTGCCAGATCTGAGGAACCTTATCCTCGTCCATGATAATAGCAATAAGCGTATTATCAATCGTACCTGCCATACAGTCCTGTGCAGCGTGCCACCCTTCATGTCTTACCACACTCATCAGTGTAGATGGGCGATGCATGAATGCTTTGTTAAGATAGAAGTGGTTACTCACCGTGTGATAGACACCACGATGTCCGACAGGAAAATACTTTGAATCAGCAAGGTGTACGTCTACACCAATCTGCTCGAAGGCGAGCATAATCTGATCAAATTCAGCAGCAATTGGAGACCAATCACTATCAGGATAAACAGCACGAAGATCTCCGGATGAATAGATTTTCTCTACACCATCAGTACACTCCTTAAGGAGCATACATCCCATAGAATGGTTCGTAAAATACTGGTTATCTTTTAGTGGGTCTGACTGGGCAGGCAGGACAACCGCCCCCGCAACAACCAGGGATGCAATAAGTTTTTTCAGCATGGATCATTTGCCCAGTGGGAGTGCAATACCAGGAAGAGCTGGGACAGCACCACCAGTTTGTCCGGGAACAGCATCCCCCATCAAACCGGGCAGAGAATCAGCAACACCAGCAGTAGCAGCATTTACAATCTGCTCTTTGATGTTTTCTTTGATGGCGTCTTGGTTTACATAGACGTATCCGGCAGTGCCAGTGACGGCAGCACCCATACCAAAACCTAGGACTGCCAATACATTAATCAGTTTCTGCATTTGACAAAGCGTAAGAACGCTCAAGTGTGAATTTGAGATACTCTTGG